AGCACAGGTAATTATACACGAACTGGAAAAAATAATTAATATAATTGTTATTCAAGATAACGAAGAAATAGAAAAATATAACAAGGAACAGGAGGAGAAGAAAAATGCTAAAGATTAAAACAGATGGGACAATACATTGTTCTAGAGGAGATGCTGGAAACATCTCATTAAAAATTCCATATATGGACAAAAACGGTTATTATCGTTACAAAGATAGTGACACACCAGTAAATTATTATTGGTACGATAAAGTTAATAATGTATTGTATGATGATACATATACAGTATCTCAAACATCATTAGCAACTTTAACTCAAGATATGTATCAATTTCAAGTTGGTGATACAATTGATTTTGTTATATATGAAAAAAATGGTTATGATAGAACACCTATGTCACACAAACACATAGAAGTTGAAAGTACATCAGATAGTGTTACAATAGAATTAACTGGTGAAGATACTACATTCGGTGAAATACCTAATAAACCTACAACATATTGGTACGATATAACATTAAATGATACAAATACTATCGTATGTTATAATGAAGATGGTGCTAGAGAATTTATCATCTACCCAGCAATAGGAGAGGAGAATTAATATGAACGATATTCTTATTGGTGAAATAACTATTGATGGTGATGTAACTAGTACTGATATAAGTACACAAGGTATTATTGCTGGTGTTACTTTTGCTGAAAAAGGTGATAAAGGAGATAAGGGAGATAAAGGTGATAAAGGAGATAAGGGGGATAAGGGGGATAAAGGAGATAAAGGAGACACTGGTGCACAAGGACCTCAAGGTATACAAGGTGAACAAGGTATACAAGGTGAACAAGGTATACAAGGTGAACAAGGTATACAAGGTGAACAAGGTCCAAAAGGTGATACAGGTAATACTGGTGCAACAGGTGCTACTGGTAATGGTATTGTTAGTATAATAAGAACAAGTGGTACTGGTGCTGCTGGTACAACCGATACATACACAATAACATATACTAATGGTGATACTGATACTCTAACGGTATATAATGGTGCTGATGGTACTGGTGCAGGAGATATGTTAAAATCAGTTTATGATACTGATAATGATGGTATAGTTGATAACGCTGAAAAAGTTAATAATCATACAGTTGATAAAGATGTTCCATCCAATGCAGTATTTACTGATACAACATATACTGCTGGTACAAATATTAGTATTGATGCAAATAATCAAATTAGTGCAACTGATACAACATATACTGCTGGTACAGGTATTGAATTTAGTGGTACTACTATAAAAGCAAAATTAAAAGATAATTTAACTAGTACTTCTAGTTCATATGCATTAACTGCAAAACAAGGTAACGTGTTGAAAGAAATGATAGATGGCAAACAAGATACTCTTGTTGGTAGTGGAACTGGACAAAATATTAAGACAGTAAATGGTAATTCTTTAGTCGGTAGTGGTGATATCAGTATTAGTGCAGGTGTATGGGGAAATATTACTGGTGATATTGAAGACCAAGACGATTTAATGAACGAATTCACTTATAAACAAGATACTCTAGTTAGTGGTACTAATATTAAAACTATAAATGGTACTAGTGTTCTTGGTGGTGGAAATATTCAAACTACACCTGCTGGTGTTGTAAGTATATTTGCAGGTGGAACAGCACCAGAAGGTTGGCTAATGTGTCAAGGTCAAGAAATTTCAAGAACTACTTATTCTAACTTATTTTCAGTAATAGGTACAACATATGGTACAGGAGATGGTAGTACAACATTTAATCTACCAAATATGGCAGGTAATGTTCCAGTTGGTTTAAATGTTGGCGATACTGATTTTGGTACTTTAGGTGGTACAGGTGGAGAGAAAAAGCATCAATTGACAGTAGATGAGTTAGCAAAACACTCTCATAGAGCCCTTGCTAAAATGCAAAGTACAAGTGGTGGTAATACATCTGTGGCAGGTTCAGGCAACAGTGCTGACTGGGCTATTTCAGGTGCAATTGGTGAAACAGGTGGAGACCAAGCACACAACAACTTGCAACCATTTATTGTACTTAACTATATAATCAAATATTAGGTGAGATTATGAAAAATGAAGAAATGATTATAAAAACACTTGACAGACACGAAAAAGATATAAGTGATTTAAAAGAGAAAACTCACCAATTAGACACTAACATAATAAAGAATAAAGATGAACTTGAAAAACTTATATACAATGCAATAAGTGAAGCAAATAAACCTCTATATACTTTACTTGAAGGTTATAATAAGAGAATAACTGAATTAGAAAATAAAGAGGCTCAATTAGCATTAAAAGAGAAAAAAGCAACAAGAAAATTTATATGGGCTATCTTACTATATTCAACTGTAGCAAATCTTCCATATATTGTTGGTTGGTTGGCTGATTTATTATCAAAAGGTTTTAAGGTGGTGATTAAGTAATGGGAAATATTTTATGTGCATTAGGAATACATCTTTGGGAGTACATTGAAGGTGGAAGAAAATGCAAAAGATGTGGAAAAGTTCAAAAGTACTAGGAGGTTGTAAACTATGGGAATAATGACAAATAAAGATTTAGTTGATAGAATGTATGAACTATATAATCAACCAAATAGATATGGTTCAGGGGGAAATAATTGGTCAACTTGGTTAGGTAGTTATTGGTATGTTGACTGCAATTGTTCTATAAAAGCAATACTATGGGGTGGAAGATTTACAGATGATAGAAGAAATCGTTCACATGCAGGATGTAATTATGGAAGCAATGGAATACCTGATACTACACCAGATGGTTTCCTAGATTTAGGAAAAGTATCAACTGACTTTAAAAATATTAAAGCAGGAGAAGTTGTTATTATGAAAGGTCGCTCTCACATGGGTTTATATGTAGGGAATGGGAAAGTATTAGAAGTCACACCTGCATGGACAGGTGGAAATCCAGGATGTCAACTATCAAATTGTGGAGAGAATGGAGAAAGAAGAAAAAATGGAGTTCAAATATATAATTGGACACACCATGTTAAACTAAACTGTATTGATTATAGAGTACCAATTGGAGAGTTTAAAATTGAAGAAATTGGAAAAGATTATGTAAAAACATCATTTAAAGCCAGTGATAATTCAAATGATGCTTATGATTGGTGTAGTTATAAAATAAATGACGATGACTGGAAAAATATGCCACTAGATAATACAGTAAAAAATCTAACACCAAATACTTCATATAAAATAACAATAAAATTAAGAAATAGTGGAAGTGATACTTGGGAAATAAGTCAAACACTAGAATTTACAACCAAAGAAGAACCTAAACCAATTGAAGAACCAAAAAAAGAAGAAATTATAATACCTAAAGAAGAACCAAAACAAGAAGAACCTAAACCAATTGAAGAACCAAAACAAGAAGAAATTAAAGAAGAAAAATTAGATATATTAACTTTAATAAGAAAAATATTAGAGTTACTTAAAAAATTATTAAAAATAAAATAGTAGAGGAGATGTAACATTGACAAAACAAGTAGTATGGACACGCTATTTACTTGAAACATTTTTAGAAGAGAGTGGAATAAATGACCGTATACAGTTAGGTGATGAGAAAGCATCTATCCTTGAAAAGATTATGCGAACTAGATTTGCTGGTTGGTCAATTGTAAAACAAGCAAATGAATTTCACATAGCAAAAGATACAGTTAATAAATATATAAGAGAGTTAAGAGAATTATATGACGAAACACAAAAACATAGTTCTATCTTACCTCCAAGAAATATAAAACATAAAAAGTAGACATTTAGTCTACTTTTTTTATGCTTAATTATCAGGTTATTCCTACACTCCAAAAATATGATTTAATGATATAATATAATCAGAAAGGAGAAAAGAATATGTATAATCAATATAGCATTGAGAGAATAGATAATCAAATAAAGGAACTCGAAAACATAAAGAAAACATATCAGGCAATGCCTCAACCAAACCCAATCACCAATTTTATAAATACAAATCAACCACAAAATACTATTATGTTTGAATGGCGTATATTAAATGATAATGAAGAAGTTGATAATTTATATGTTAAAAATAAAACATTATTTGTTGGTGATGATATTATGATATTAAAGGATGTTGACGGAAAATTGGAAAAATGGAATATTAAAAAGACGTATCCTGTGGATAAAAAGGATATAAAAATAAATGAACTAGAAGAAGAAATAAGTAAGTTAAAGGAGATATTAAATAATGGACATAAGAAATCTAATGCTTCAACTAAAGCAAGCAACAAACAAACCACAGATGCTACTATCACTGATGTCGAACAATCAGAAGAATGAAGTATCTAATTTTAAAAATAAAACTAAAAGTGAACAACTTGAGATGATAGCAAATAAATGTAATGAATTAGGTATATCTAAATCTCAATTAGCAGAGATTATATCATATTTTAAATAACAAACTCTGTTAGGGGGTTTGTTGAAGTCTATGTGCTAGGTATGTAGGCTTCGACAAGTCACCTAGCGATTTGTAGAAAGGAATGATTATATGAACAGTACTGGTCTTAGTGCATCAGATGTATTATCTTTAACAAAAGATAATGACGGTTTTGGTGGAGTTGGTCTAATAATTCTATTGTTTATATTCTTAATGGCTATTAGTGGTAATGGTTGGGGCTTTGGTAATAATACCACTGCTACATTAGGTCTTGCTGATTTACAAGCATCACTTTATAATCAAACACAGGATAGTAATGCAAGAGCAATTAGTGGTCAAATTGCTACATTAAACGATAGTGTTCTAAACAATAAATATGATAATGCAGTTCTAATCAAGGACTTATCTAACCAAATGTCTAATAGTGTCGCTGCAATAGGAAATCAAATTGCTAACCAAACAGCAACTATTGCAAACTTATTTAATCAACAAACTATTGATAACTTAAGAGATAAACTTGCTGTAACAAGGGACGAGTTATCTAATACAAGACAAACTGCTCAAATTACTGAAAATATTTTAGGTAATTTAGCAACAACAGCACCAAAGCCTCCTTGCTATTACGGTTGTGGATGTTCAAATTCCCTATATTAATAGGTTGACATAAAGGTAGTGATTTTATGTCACTACCTTTTAAAGTGCAAAAATTGCACTTAGAAAGGAGAAATCATATGAATTGTAACACAATATATTGCAGTGAGTGTACTATAAGTGATAATATGGTTGTTTTAATTCCAAATAGAGATATCAGAAACTTAGAAAATACTGGTGATTATAGATTGATTATATGTTGCAATATAAATACACCAGCAAGTAATTATCCACTAGCAATACAAGTTGGTATCAATAATATACCCGTATTATGCAAGTACGGTAACGAGGTATTAAGTAATCAGGTTAACAAACGAACTCCATATTGTATAGGTTATGGTAATAACAACACAAACTATGTGAATGGGCAATTTGTTATTATGAATACCAAATGTTTAAATGCTCGTGGTACTGAGAGTGCACCTACTGGAGAAACAACTGACGGAGATTAGAAAGGAGATATATTATGAACGAAATTATGGATATACTAATAAATCATCTAGTATCTGAAAAAGAAGATTGTAAGGAATACAGAGAATTAGCAGAAAAGGTACAAGATGAAGGTCTAAGAAATATGTTAATGGTTATGGCAAATCAAGAACACGACCATTATGAAATGGTTAAACAATACATTATGAATAAAGTACAATAAGAGGTTAAAAAACCTCTTTTTTTACTTGACTTTTTTGAGAAAATGTGGTATAATATATTAAGAAAATAATTAAGAAGATTATTTTTACGAAAGGAGTGAATTTGATGAAAAACTTTATTAAAAAGATTACATCAAGAAAGTTTTTACTAGCATTACTTACTGAAATCACTGCTATCGCTCAATTATTGAGTGCATCAGAAAATGAAAAGTTAAAATTAATTGCTATGTTAACTATTCCAGTAGTTACAATTATATATGCTACTATTGAAGGACATATTGATGCAAAAGCAGTTATTCATAATGCTGAAAAAATCGTAGATATTTTAGAAAAAAACAAGGAGGAATAATAAATGAGAAATATTAAAGGCAACACGATAGTTGACACAGATGAGCAAGGTAATGTTACTATAACTAAAGCACCTAAAACAACAAGTGCCACACCAACCTTATCAACTCCATTATCCCAACAAGATTATAATACTCTAGCAAGAGACTATGCCAATAATGCAAAAAGAGAATACGAAAATAGTTTATCTTATTTATTAGGAAATGTTACTAGTAGTTATAATGCAAATAAAGATGCACTAACAAATGAATATAATAACCTAGTTGACACATTAAATAATAATTATCAAGGAAACGCTAGACAAGCGTATGTCAACAAGATGTTATCTGGTGAAGCACTTAATGAACATTTAGCAAACCTAGGAATTAGCACGCAAGGTTTTGGTGTTGGTCAAAGATTAAATGTTGAAAATACATATGCTACAAATCTTGCTAATTTACAAAATGAATTACAAGGTGATTTAACAGATGCTGGTACTAATTATCAAAAAAATCTAGCATCATTATATACTAATTATCAAAATAATTTGTCATCTGTAAGGTCACAAATTGCAAGTGGTGCAGAACAAGCATATAATAATGCATTGGCTGGATATGCTGATATTTATAATACACAACTTGCTAAAGAACAACAAACAAATACTAATAAACTATATAGTATGATTATTCAACAAAAGGCTGAAGATGAAGCAAGAATTCAAAAATTTAATGACAACAGAAGTATTCTTGGTAGTATTTGGAATACTATCACTGGTAATGGTGATAAAAATAATACTTGGTCTGATAAAGTTGTTATTAATAATTTAAAGAAGTCACAACAAGAATATCCAGAGCAAATGGCAAATACAATAGCACAATTATATGCAAATGGATTAATAAACGAAGGAAATGTAGAAACATTATTAAAGGCTGCTGGGTATACTGAGAATACCACAGGAAAGAGCACAAAAAAGAAAAAATAAAGGAGATGATGTTTTATGGGTAAATCCCTAAATAAACAATCGTTATCTCAGGTTAAAGAAAGTATAATTAACAGAACATTTGTTCCATCAAATCAAAAACAAAACACAAATTTACCATCACTAAGTTCTATAAAAGAAAAGGTAATCAGTGGTGATTTACTTAGAGAAAATTATGCTAAACAAGTACAAGATACTGAATATGCTAAAAAAGGATTATATCAATATACACAAGATTATCAAAAAGAGTATAATAAAATACCAACTATTGCTAGAACAGCATCAGATGTTGCATCTGTTGGTGCTAGTTTCTCTAAAGGACTTACTTCACCAATATCTAGTGCAGTTAAATTAGCAACTGGTGGAAAAGTAGACTTAAACAAAAAATTATTTGATACATCTTTAATTGATGAAACAAAACATAATACATTTGCTATGAAAATGGCAGATACAATTGCTGGTGGCGTTGGTGGTACATTAGCACTTGCTGCTGGAGGTCAAGCATTAGGTGGCTTAGGAAAAGCACTTGGTGCTAGTGAGGCAGTAAGTTCATTTGCTGGTAACGCTGGTTTAGCATTAACAATGTATCCTACTGCATTAGACGAAAAATTACAACAAGGATATAGTACGCCAAAAGCAGTATTATTAGCAACTTTAGAAAGTGCAGCAGGTGCTGCAATCGAAAATGTTGGTGGTTTTAAATTAGCAGAAGGAGATATTACATTAAAAGGTTTAAATACAATAATTGAAGAAGCAAGTGAAGAATTTATTGAAGCAATTGCTGATGAGGTTATTAACCGTACAGTTAATTTAGATGCACCAACAGGTGAAGATATTATAAATACTATAGTTGAAGCACTACAAAATGGAATAATGTCAATACCAACAACATTAATACTTGGTGGTGGAAACGCCATTCTATCAGATGCTCAAATGACTGGTTTAATTAATGACGTAGCAAAACAAACTGGTATGAGTAAAGAGAGTGCTAAACAATTAGTAACTGATGTTTATAATCGTAATCAAGTAGAAAGTACAGAAGCACAAACAAAAGCACAAGAACAAGCAAAAGAGATTGATAAAAAATATGGTGAAATTAATAGTGATAAAGAAGAAAAAATTGCTAAGAAAATCACTGATGAACAATCTAAAAAGGATGAAAAAGCAAAAAGAGCACGTGAAGGTAAAGAGGTAAAACGTGAACAAAGACAACTAGAACAAGCAAAAGAAGAAGAATTAGATAGAACAGTTGAAGTAAATGAAACTGATACTGATGAAATAAAAGCAGTTAAAGAAGAAATAAGTAGATATAGAACTAAACTAGAACAGACAACTGATGAAGATATTAAACAACTTCTTCAAGAAAAAATAGACACTAAATTAACTGAACTTGCCGATGAGATAGAACTTCAAGACGATAAAAATGCTGCTATAAAACAATTAATGAAATTAGGTTTCACGAGAACTGAAGCAGTTAAAGTTGTTAATAAAGAGCAAGAAGTTAAAGAAGAACCTATGATTGAAAAGGTCAAAGAACCAACCGAGAAGGTTGAAAAACCTAAAAAGATTAAAGAAGAAAAAACTAAAGTTGAAAAGACTAAAGAAGAAAAGTCTACTAAATTTAGTGATAATATTGGCACTATAAAAAATAAAAAAGGAAAAGATAAAAATGTAATAAAAAATTCAGTTACAACATATCATCAAACACCTATTGAAAATGATATTACATCTGACAATCTTAATTGGGATGATTTAGATTTAGGTTTACACGTTGCAGAAAATGACGAATTCATCGAAAATCTAAATGGTAAAAAGACAGCAAATGAGGTAAAAAGATTAAAGATTGAATTAAAAAAAGGTACTAGATATGAAACTATCAAATTAACTGATAAAGATGATTATAAAAATACTGGATATAGATATCAATATGAAGATAGTAGAAGTCTAGTAGATACTTTAGTTGATAATGGTATAATACCTAAATATGTAAGAGACCAAATATATGAAGTTGCTGAAGGAAAAGATGAACAAGAAGAAGCAGAAGATGCTGGTAGATTATTAAAGGCATTCTTAGTAAACGATTATCATATTCAAGTCTTAGAATATTTGAATGATGTAGAAACACAAAATGGGCAACCATTTACTTCACTATTAATATTAGACCCAAATGCGATTAACAGCATTGATGGTAAAGAATTCACACAAAACAATAATGAAGATTATGATAGACCATTTAGTGAAATATATAAAGAACGTAGTGAAGAATTACGAGCAGAGTTAAAAGCAGAAGAAGATGCTAAAAAAGAGCAACTAAGATTAGAAAAAGAAAAACAAAAAGAACAATTAAAATTAGAAAGAGAAAAGGTAAAAAAACAAAAGGAACTAGAAAAAGAATTAAAAAAAGTTCCATTAAACAAACAACCAGAAGTTACAACTAAAACTATGTCTTTGGAAGATAGAGTTACTAATTTTGAAAGGTTAGTCAATAATGCTGAAAAGACTATAGAAAATTCCAAAGGTTCAAAAGGTTTTGATAAGAGAAAGTATATTGATAATTTATCAAATATGTATGATAAATTGATAGCAGATGGTGCTAAATTAAACACTAGTATAAAGGATACATTGGATAAGTTTATAACTAAATTTAATAATGAAGATTTAGACGCTGCTAAAAGAAAAGAAGAACGAACTAGAATGGCACAACAAGAACAAAATGAAGCAAAAGTCAAAGTAGAAATGAAGGCTAATAATTATAAAAAGAATGACCTCTATACGTTTGCTAAACAAGAAGTCGAAAACTGGATACAAAGTGATAATCAAACTAGTAAAGCAAAAGCACTTGGATGGTATTCACAATATAAAGATGCTGGTGGCACAAAGAGTATACCTGCATTAGACAATATAATACAATCACTTGGGGATACACAGCAAGAAGCAACAGAACAAGCAACTAAAAATGTTACTAAACAAACTGAAAGTAAAGAAGACTTTAAAAATAAATTAGGTTTCTTACTTGATAATAAACTTGATGCCGATTTATTTCAAGGTGACTTATTCAACATATCAAATAACACATTCTATGTTCCTGTTGAAACTATGACCACAAAAGAAAAGAACGCATTAAACCGATTAAGTGAAAAACAAAAAGGTAATATCAAACGTTCTATAACAACTGAAATAAGTGACCCACAATTACTTGGTAATAAAGGATTTCAAAGAAGTGGTGAAGGTAGAAATACTGCAACAACATTTAGTAAATTAACTTATGATGAACAAGCAACATCAGATACAGTATTTGCAAGAACTAATAATGAAATCAAAAAATATGAAGGTAAACCATACGCTAAAGGTGTATTCAAATCTGCTATTGAAGCAGGTATGACAAATACAGAAGCAAATCACGAATTATTAAATGTAGTGGCAGAAGTTGCTGAAAGGTTACATAGACCTATATACTTTAAGAATGCCAAAGATATAATAAATGATTATAATATTACTGGTGGAAAAAGAACAGATAAATTAACAAACTACATCCTTGGTGGTGTAACTAAAATTGATGACTATGGTCCATTTGCAAATCAAGCAACAGCCATCGTTATCAACACAACTGATAACCCTGTTGAAATGCGTAATCAAACATTAGCACACGAAATATTCCACTTTCTTAAAGCACAAATTCAAACATTAGGTAGTACTAAAGATAAACAAATATTTAAATCTTTAGAAAATATAATGTCACAATGGGAACAAGAAACTTGGGATGTTGAAGAAAATAAGAAAAATATTGCACGTAGATATGCCGATGAGAATATCAGAGAAGAAGAAAGATTTGCTGAACTATTCGGTTATGCTATAAATAAAGATGGCATGTTTAATAAATTATTTGAAGAAAAAACTCTTGGACGACAAATAATGAATTTCTTAAAAAGAGCATATTATAGAGCAACTGGTCAAAGAGAAAAATATTATCTAGAAAGCATAATAAATAGAGCAAATAAGGTATTTAATAAAGCATCTACTTTAACAGCAGAAGCAAACAAAACATATGCTGGTTTTGAAAATAAGGTATCACAATATGCAAATTATATGTTTGATACTAGTGGTATAATAGATAATGAAGCATTTGATGATGTTGTTGAAGAAGAAAATCAAAATGCTAAAGAAGAGATTAAAGAAAAACAACCAGCATTGATAAAACAATTCAAAAACAATAAACTTGAGAATATCGCTGTAGATTGGTGGAATAAATTAAGACCACTAGAGAAATTAGATAAGATTAAATCTATGAATACTGGTGTTGAAACTCACGAAGTTATGCAAGCAGAAACAATGCTAGAGACAGCATATTATCAAGCACAATCTAATATAGCAAATTATCAAAGTGATTTAAATGGTAAATATATTGGCAAAAGTTTAAATACTATAATGGCTAATATGGAAGCACTAAGTCCAGATAAATATGCTATTGCTGATAGATTATGGAAACTTAAATGTGAATTGTCAAGAAGAACAATAACTAATAAAATATCAATGTTTAATGAATATAGTACAACTCAAATAAAAGCATTAATTAAAGATTTAGAAACTAGATACTCTGATATTGCTAATATAGTTGAAGAAACTAATAAAGAATATCAAGTATATAAGAGAAATCAAAATCAGATGAATGTTGATGCTGGTCTTATATCTAAAACAAAAACAGTATCACAAGAGTTTGCTAAAAAACATATGAAATTATCAAAAAAATATATATCAAAAAATACCACACCTGAAGGTGATGTAATTGTATCTAATGTTGATTTCCTAGACGCAGAAAACCCTTACTATATACCATTAGAAAAATACGGTTGGGATAACAAGATAGATGACTTTAAAAACACTCCTAAAGGTTCTGGATTAGCAACCAAAGCAATAAAAGGATTAAAAGAAGAGGCTGCTAAATGGGAGACATATGACACAAGAGTTGCCGTTCGTCAAGATGCTATGGTATCTATGAGAAGATTAAGACAACAACAATTATATTCACTAATTGGCGAATATTGTGAAAATTACATAAATAAGACAGGTATTTCTAATGATGACTTAACAAAACAATTAAAAGCAAATAATGATATATTAGAAATACAACAAACTCACGACACAATAATGAGATATTACAAAGATGGTAAATGGGTTATTAAAAAAATACCAAGTTCCATTTATAACGCATTAACACCTTATACAAATGCTGCAGTTGAATTACTAAATACAACTGAAACAGGACAAAAAATAACAGAAGTTATGAAGAAAAATTCTGAAATACTTAGAAGTGCATATACTGGAGTATTAAGTCCATTCTATGCTGGTAAGAATAAGATTATGGACGTTCAAGATTATATTTACTCTACTGATGCTGATTTACAAGACGTTATAAAAGTAAATGAAAATTATTGGTCAGATAGAAAAAATAATACGGAATTATATAATCAATTTAGAGCATTAGGACTTGATAGTCAAGTTAAAGGTTATGATATTAAGACTAAAACAGTATTAAATAATAAAGTAGTTAATAAATTTCAAAAAGCAGTTAACACACTTGAAGAATTTAATGCTATGGTTGAAGCATCTACTAGATATAATGCTTATAAAGCAGAAATGTTAAAAACTGGTAATGTAAACGAAGCAATTAGAAAAGCAAAAGAGGCAACTACAAACTTCAGTAAAACTGGTAGAATTGCTAATGTGTTAGATAGACACGGAATTACAATTTATTTCGGTTCATCAATTGCTGGTTTCAACAAAGCAATCGAGACTAACATAACTAGAATTGCTGATGGTGTACAAGCAGGTCTAAACGGACTTAAAAATGGTCAGTTAACACAATACGAAAAATCTTGTGTAAACAAGATGGTTAGACAAATTGCTAAAATGGCACTATATGGAGTATCAACTACATTATTAAGAAAATTATTAAAGGGTCTTGATGATGAAGATACATATGATAGATTACCATCATACATCAAAGATAATGCATATATAATACCACTTGGTAAAGGTAACTTCGTATCAATACCTAGAGGTCGTATGTTATCTATTCCATATGCTTTAAATAATCTATTTGCATCCGATATTTCAGAAGTAGATAAAAAATCTATTGCTGAAGCAGTACAATATGTATGGAATAGAACAGGTGTAAATGATATTAACAACTCATTATCACTTAGTCCATTTAAACAAGTATTAACTAATAAGAATGGTTTTGGTTATCAAATCGTAGATGAAGATGCTTCACTAAATGAAAAGACTAAAACTAAATTAAAATATATATTTGATGCTTATGGTGGAGTAATCGCTGATATAGTTGATATGGGTATTGATTATAAAAATGGTAAAGACATCAAGATACCTATAATTAGTACTTATGCTGGTAGTACAAACACACTATCAGTAAATCAAGCAAGATATTGGCAATACATTAATAAGTATCAAGATAGTAAAAACTTGATTGATAAATTAACATATCAATCTCTATATTATGATTACACTAGACAAATAGCACCATTAAAGAAACAAGTTGAGTTATATGAACAAGCAGGTGAAACTGCTATGGCAAACGAATTAAAACATAACATCTCAGATTTATATGACTACATTATGTCAAATGTTGATGACCCTAAAATAGACATTAATGGTAATGGTTCATTAATAAGTTATAGAGGATATACATATGAACGTCAAGAAGACGAATATGGAGTTCAAAGTTATCATAAAGTTAAAAAATAGTTTGCATCGAGGTGGACAATCGTCCACCTTTTATTTTGTCGATGCAAATTTAGAGCACAAAAAAAGCAGGTCTAATGCCTGCTTTTTGCTTTTTCATACTCTTGTTTGAACTTACCCATATTACAAGGTTTATATTGATTTTTTGTACACCAACCAACATATGAAGTGAATGCTGATATAACATCACTTGGTCTATTTGGTGTAGCAATAACCCACGCCTCAACACTATTGTTGTTTACCATATAAGTATTTAATAATGTTTTAGTTTCATCACTTTCATCAAAGTATTCCTTCTCATTTAATTTTTTCAAACCTATAAGTGCTAGATTTAATAAATATGATTTAGCACTATCAGTTGTAACTTTATTTAATATACCTGGGTCATAATTTGGGTCACCTGGTTTGAATGTTGCTTCAAATGGTATAATAATACATCTTCTAAAGAACCCATCGGATTTATCAGTTGTAGGTGGTAATGCATTTGCAGCGAATATCATTTTTGCAGTGTTCTTATGTTTAAATGGTTGACCGTGTTTATGTTCAAATGTCATACTATCACCAGTAACTAATTTCTTAAATATTGCTGTGTTATCTAATAGTCCGTGTCCACTATCATCACCTATGTTAACCATAGCATTCACAATTTCAGCCGGTCTAAATCTATCGGACAAATCTTCAAGTGCTAGTGAAGAACAATTCTCATCACCAAACATTTGTCTTATAGTTTCAAGCAATACTGATTTACCATTACTACCATTACCAAGCAATATAAATGCTTTTTGATATTTACAAGTTGGTACTAGAATATAACCCATCATTTGATACATTAAGTTGATTAAACTTTGTTTACCACAACATATACTACTTATAAGTTTATCAACAGCATCATTTTTTGCTTTCTCATCATATAATATATCTACTCTATTTACCGTGAATATATCATCAGTATGAGGTATCAATTTAAATGTAGTTAAATCTAATAAACCATTTATCACATTTAAGTAATTCTTATCAGGTGTCGATGGTCTTTGTAATATTTTAAGTTCTATGTTATTATATGCTTCTTGTACTTGAGATGTTTTTAGATTAGGTAATGCTTCTACCATCTTTGCTTTAATTAACTTCTCATCCGAAACATATATTCGACCATCATAAATATATATTTCACCAGCATAATATTTAATTTTATATTTTTCTATCATATAGTCAGCAAAGTTGCTATGTAAGAATGTCTTTCCATCAAAGAAATTATATTGTTTACTTTGGAAAACATCATTGTTATCTATCATAGCATCTATTTCATTATAATTTAATGGGGTAGCAAACATATATTCATTTATTAGATAGAATAATTGTTTAACATCTTCCTTCTTAAAACCAAGTCTAATAAGTGGGTATATAGTTGAAAATAATGCATCATTACGACCATCACCATCATCCATACCATAAAAGTGTTTTTTAATGATTTCAGTAGGTCGTAACCATATAGGTATTTCATCTACCACATCATCTTCTTGTAACCACTCTCTCCACTCACCGTTCTTTTTTACAAACTCCATTGAATTTTTACCCCAACATTTAATATCAACGGTAACAGTTAAAGGAGTGTTTTGATGCACTACATTTTTCATAGGTAATGCTGTCTTGAACCAAAAGTGTCCACCACGAGATGTTTTTAATATTTTAGTATGTATGTGTAATCTATCTATAATTGTTTTAACTATTTGAAATTCAGTTTCGTCATCTATATCTACAATTACGTAGGGTTGTTCAATTATAATACCAAGATTATCTTCATCTCGTACATCACTTAATTGTTTATATTGATTATATGGATGTTTTGGTGTTTTGTTTTCATCACATATTATATATTTTGCATCTTTTAACATATTACCACTCCTATCTTTTATTTATTCTAAGAAATCATTTATTCGTTTATATGCTTGTTCAACATACCACGATGTATCTATATCGTCTATATTTAATTTGTTACCATTATCTACTATACAATGTTTAGGTAGATTTGCTATACTATCTTTTCTTATTAATTCACCTACATATTTTGTTTTATATAGGTTTCCATCGGTTTCATTTTTACTACTATAAACACGATTTACATTATTGACTTCTATTTCTTTTCCATCGTGTTGCCAAAATGTAGTATCATATGTTTTACCAGTTTTTGTTATATATTGGAATAAATGTACATCGGTAGCATTTTTAATTGTTTCTTCAGGTCGGATACCTTTAACGAAATAATCAACTGTGGCAATATCTAGGATACGAACATTATTTCTAAGTCCTTCTCCACCATATTGACCAACATATCCACCTTTGACTTTTATGTTATCATTTTCATCAATTATAATATAATTATTAACATCTTTTTGCCAAATCTTTTTAAACTTTTCAATTTCCATATTCATACCAGTTCTATCTTCCCACTCTTTAATAATTTCTAATATTCTCTCTTTGTTGTGTGGTATAAATAGAATACCATCAGTATTTGACTGTACTAATGTAATATATGGTTCAAGTTTTTCAAGCAAGTCAATTAATAATAATTGACCAGTTATACATATTTGATTTGCCATTTTTGGGTCGAACAATGCGTTATATTTACTCTTTGTTGCACCATAAGCAGTATTAATAATTAACTTTAATGCATTGGCAATACCTTTTTGTTTATTCTTTTTTGCCATTACACGTTTATCATATATGTCTTTAAATAAATCAGGTGATAATATATTCCTACTTTGAAAGAAATATTTAATCATCATTGAAGGATAATATGATGTTACATCAGCGTCCCACATCTCACCTTCATAGATAAAGTTTTCTTTTGCAGAGTGAATACCACCATACGCTAATTTATGTTCTAACCCACATAGATTTAATGTCATTGATTTAGTATAGTCTAGTTCGTGACCGACATATAAGTCTAAAACCTTTCTATATACTGGGTTATTTATTTGTACTGTACTAGGTATATCATAAATTAATTCATCATCGTGCTCTTTTCTATTTGCATTTAATACACTTGCACATAAGTTTGAGTTTGTCTTAGATATATCTCTAGGATTTAAATTGAACATTTTGATTAATGTCATTTTACTAGATACATAATCTTTTCTTTTTTCTAACAATGCTTCAGTACTGTCAACATCGTGTATACAATATTTGATGACTTCATCAAGTTCACTTTTAGTTAATTTTCTAGGTATATTAAAAGGTATAGAACATTCTTCAACGGACAAGTTCATATAACCTTCTGCTTGCTTCAAACTCATACCTAAGATATCTTGCATTAAATCAATTGATAATAAAGGTAATTGTTCTATGCCTAGTGTTTTATATACACTATATTTGTTCTCACTTGTCATTAAACAAGTCATAGTTAAATATGGGTCTACACCACTAAATATACCAGCAAGTATAATGTCATCAAATTGTTTGTTGTTATAACCAACGAAGAATGATTTTACATTGTTACCAACATATTTAATTAATTCTTCTTGGTCATTTACGATTATTTTGTATTGTTTGGTTGATAGTTCTTTAAAAACTACCAACCAATCTTCTACAAATATTTCAAAGTCATATACAATCATTATTCAGTTTTACTATCTTTGAAGATATTAATACCATCTTCAACAGCAGTTCTTACAGTAAAAGCAGTGTTAAATGTATTTAAGATTTCCTTATATTTTTCGTTCTCATTTACAGGACTTGTTTCTCTTAAAGCATCTAATAAGTCTCTTTCGTCCCCTTTTAATAGTTCACAAAATTCTTCTAATATTGGAAGGTCATTTGCGTTGTTTACTATAAACATTTTCATACTATTCAACATCTCCTTTCATTGAATAATTAGTATATTCACCTTTTGTTTCTTTTTTAACTGTTACCACAGTATTAACTAATGTTTCAAGTCCTGTTGCGATACTGTCGTAATCAGCAAACATTTCTACAGTTGGTTCATAACCACAACTAGCAATTAAACTCATTATTTTACCAATTGTAATTTTAGCAGATTTTTCACTGAAATAAAATGGTATGAACATTTTTTGATTTGTGAAATCACCATCTACAATTGTTACTGTGATATTAATATAATCATTACCGTTCTTTGAAGTTCTATGTTCTACTTTATCAATATTTGCTTGATATTCCCCATCAGGTATTTCAGGGTATTCTCCTGTCATATTTTTATAGCCATCATTTTCTTTTAATTCGGCTGCCATTTTTAATAATTCTTCCATCAATATCTACCTTCTTTCTTTATTTTACTTTTTTAACCATTAATGTTGGTTTGGTTTCAGTAACCCCATCGGCTACTTGAAGTTTTGGTTTATTATCAACATCATCAAATAGACCTTTTACATTTTCTAATGCATTACCTATATGACTACCTTTGATATCACTTAATAAATAGGTATCTCTACGTTCTTCACATTTTTGAATATATGTAGAACCTATTTTAGAACATTTAATATATGCATCACAACGACCTTTAAACATATTTAAATAAACTTGTTCAAGTGATGGTTGTTGAATTGTTTGTTCATCTTCAGTTCTTTCAATAAAGTGAGATATACCTATCACATTATATTTCATTTGAGAAAGTCTCATCATAAGTGCTTTCCAAATTGCTTTTCTTTCAGCAAAACCTTTACCATAAGGAATTTCAGCAAGTGAAGTATATTCAATATGTTTTGCTGGATTTAAATTCTTTCTACAAATGAAATTTTCCATCATAGTTGCTATATCATCAATTAAGTCAATAACAATTGTCTCAAAAGTATGTTCACCTTTTTCAATTAACTCAATTGCTTCCATAAAATCTTCAAATGATGTAATTTCAATTGTTGGTTCAGGTATCTTTGCACCATTACCATCAGTATTAAGAATTAATACATTTGGGAATTGTCTAGCAAGATAAGTTTTCCCTGACATTGATTGCCCCCATACTAAGAACATTTTTGGACATTTGATAAAGTTCTTTTTTTCATTTTTTGGTAGTTCAATCATTAATTATCACTCTCCTTTTCTATATTTGTGTAAGTAGTTTTTAAATAACCCTTACGACCTTTGATAACTTTTTCTTTAGCAACAACATATTTTTGATATGTTTCAAAGTCATCTTCTCTTAGTTTATCTACATCAAAATCAACAACTATTTCAGTTCTATCTCTTGATGGGGATACCATAGTAAACGTAACTAACTCATTTGGAGTAGTATATTTATATACACCATTTTCCTCCATAAAATCGTATAGTTTTGCTTTAAGTTCATCCCTTTTGTCAACTAGGTCTTTTAGACCAATTAATTGCATTTCTAACTTTTCAATGTTAGATAGTGCTGTTTGTACCTCTTGTGGTAGCATTATTCATTACCTCCTCCTCAGTTAAACATCTTAATAGATATTTAAACTTTTCAATTTCTACTTCTATTTTCTTAAAATATTCTTTGTCACGGTAGATTTTATATATAACAATGTTCTTTTCATCAAAGTCAGTGTTAAAATACTCATCACCGTTCTCAATAGAATAATCTACACCAGTATAGAAGTTAACTGGTCTATTATAACCCACCAACCAACACTCATCTATATCAAATAACTCCATATAGAACTGACATTGTGGTGTGTAATAATCAACTTTTAGTTTACCGTGGAATGTTTTTGCTTCAAATAATAGATGTTTTTCTCTATCAATACCATCGCAATTTCCACGATAATGTCTAACAGCATCAATAACTGTATCTTCCTTAAAATTAGTACCAAATATAGTATTTATATAATTTCTAATTTTAGGTTCAAGTAATTGACCATATCTAGTATATTGATTACCATTAAACGACTTTTCTTCTAGGTTTAATTTTTCTCTTGCAAATTGCATAATTGTTTTACCATATCCGTGGTTTAACCCAAGTATTGTTGGTAAATCACTACCACCAATATACTTATCTCTATCAATCGTCACATCAGTCGCCACTAGTATCACCACCCATCATTGAACTTACAAAGTTGTCATATTCATTTTGAAAACACCATTTGTGGTTTAGACAAGTTTTGGTACTATCAAAGCAACATCTACCTATGTTGTTTACTGGTACATCATATGTATTTGCAGCGTCTTTAATGCTATCAAATCTATTTACAATTAAATATGTCTCACTATCTAATTGATAAATAGGTACACAATCGTACATATTTCTTATTTGTAATCTTCTATCAGCATTTGGGTTATTTTCTTTTCTAAACTCATACAATTGTTTAGTAAAATCAGACCTAGTACCTATATAAAGATTTGATAACTCTAAATTAGTGTTGTCACCATCACAGAAACATATAAAATCATTTGGACCAGCACCTAACCATGCTTCTCCCATCATTCTAGCGACAGTGACTTTTTTATTGTACCATTTACCTAACCTACTTATTTGTTTGATATTCACATAACCATAACTTCCATTATGACTACTAATAGATAATCTCACGTTATTGTGATATACATTTCCGTGATAATCTACATAATAGTTAGGGTATGATGGTACTTCTCTTCGTTCAGTATCATTCATTATATCACCCTCCTTTTGTTGCCTGTGAATTTATAATATCACATTAATTTGTTTCTGTCAAGTACCTTTCAAACATTTTGTCATCAAAGTCCTGACCTTTCTTTAAAGCATCATAAATCTTTTCTTCAACAGTTCCTTTGCAATATAGATAGTAATATAATGGTTTTTGTGTTTGACCTATTCTATCTATTCTCTTCTTTGCCTGAGAAAAATCAATATAATTCAAAGTTGGAGAATAAAAAACACATAAATGAGATAATACTAAATCATTTAGACCAGTACTTGCTGAAATATATTGACATATTGCAACTCCATTTTTGTGTGTTTTAAAATTTGTAAGGTCTTTAGTTCTACCATTATATTCACTATATGGTATATTTAACGAAGTGAGTAACTCAATTATATCGTCTCTCTCTTTGTTAAAATTATAGTAGATAACAACTCTATCATTCAAATCTTCAAGAAAATCTTTTAACCATTTTATTTTCTCTTTATCTAAGTCATACTTATCAATGAACCCACTACATAGAGTTCTAAGTGATACAAATAACTTACTAGAATTATCAGCAGCATAATCTTCATAGATACGCACCTTTTTAAATGGTTTATACTTTTTAGGGGTCTCTAATTTTGCATCGACATCACTAGGAATAAGAGAATTATCAACTGAACGCTCAAAAAATGCACAATTCTCATTGATAATTTTATCTAATTCATTTGTGTTTTGATATCCTACTAACTTTTTAAATGGATAACCAGTAAAGTTCATAGTTTCGTACACACAATATCTATCACAAAATTGTTTATAGGGTATAGTAAACGTATCAGTAAATCTTAATTGATTATAATAATCAATATACCCTGATGACTGAGGAGTACCTGTTAATATAATTTTATAAGGTGTTCGTTCTTTAAGTTTAGTTATGAACTTACCAATTTTAGAAGATACACTTTTACATTTGTGACTTTCATCAATGATAATTGTTGTATCTTTACCAACCCATTTTAATAGGTCAATTAATCTCCAAGCACTCTCAAAATTAATTATATATGCCTTGCTATCGTTGAGTAATAACTCTTTGTTCTTATTTGAACCTTTATTTAATATAGTGGCATCTATATTTAATTCTTTCTTTAAATCATCAGACCAGTCTTGCATTTTTGATATTAAACATATTACTAATATCTTAGTTGTTGGTTGTTTTTCAAATAATGCTAAACTAGTTACTGTTTTACCAGTACCCATACCCATAAATAGATTTATAGATTTTCTTTTAGATTGTTCATCTACAATCTTTTGTTGATAATCAAATAATTTAGTTCTCAATTATTTCTTTACTGTCAATTTCATTTTTTATGAAGTTCTTAATAGTTTGTTTAGACATACCAAAGTGTTCAATTAATGTAGTCTCAATTGCATCATAAATCATTAGTAATTCTTCTTTGGCAAACTCATCATCCCATTGAAAATTACCAATTTTTCTACCAACTTTAATTTTAGTTCCGACTACATCTCCTTGTGTCTTTGCTGTAATTCTAATCACGTTTACCACCTCCTAAACCTTTGATGGTTAATAGAGGTTTGTCATCTACACCATATTTTTCTATATCGGCTATTGTTTTTTCTAGGTCAGTATAACCACAACTGACAAGTGCTCTTAATATTGCGAGTACTAACTCTTTTGAAACGCTAATAAACACCACTCTCCTTTCAAATATAAAAAAAGGCAATATTTATAAGCACTGTACTGGCAACACAATCGAAACCGGTATACGTAAACTTAATTGAAATACCCATTGCAATGTATGTTTATATAAGGCTTCAAAAGTTTCTTATATAGGTCTTTGAACCTCTTTTTTACAATATTTCATCGTTTACTACAATTGTGTTATCAGTACACTACCTATAAAAGATAGTGCGATATACAAGGCTCAATAGCAACCAGCGAAAGAAAACTATATCTGCCTTCTTTTCTTAAAACTGCTTTTGTTCGCTGTCTAGGGTATTAGCAGTTTTCCCTACCTCTAAAATAAAACTCCATCATAAGACAGTGTCTTTGCAAACACAGGATTTTATGTGTTTTCCTACTTTGTACTTTATAAATCTTAATTCCATACAGGAGATTAAGCACTTTATAAGCACCATTTAGTAGATAACAGTTAAGCATATTTGGTGTATCTCAACCCTAACCATTTCATTGTCCATATTGTTGAATAGAATGTATACCTTCTAAACTTGCCCACTTTCAACTACTTACTTAACTAGGACGATTATTTATTATCTACTAAATGCTACCTATAAAGGCAGCACCAACACCAAATTAAGTTTATTTACTAACATTTTCTATTTCTTTTTGAAGAAAAGCAATTGCTTTTTGCAAATCTTCAACATATTTATTTGGGTCTTTTTTACCTGCTCTTGAGATATACTTAACAGCATTCCCTAAGAAATAATTAAGATTTTTCTCTTTTATAAAGTCCCAAGTTTCAATAGACCCATCAGTATAATGAGATGGATATTTAATAATATCATTCATTATTTATCACTCTCTCTTTCTAATTTAAATATTTTGCTGTCCTTTTTAAGACATTCATTTTTCCAAAACTCAAGAGCATCTTCTAATTTAGAATTAAGTTCTCTAAGTTTTTCATTTTCATATTCTATACTTGTATCTTTTAGATATTTACCTATGAATTTAAATATCATAGCAAGTTTAGATTTTTGTAATTTCCTTTTCATTTTCTTTACATAGGTTCGTAATTTCGTTAAAATCACCTCTTTCAAATAGTTCAGTAAACTTTTCCCAATTACTAGGTTTGATACACCAAGCCAAACCCCCATTTTTTCTTATGCTATTAATGTTATATTGTTGCATATCACTAATAATACCTTGTTCTTTTTTAACTTCAAGACCAAAGTATTTCCCATTTCTACAAAATAGTATATCAGGAATACCAACTTTTGTCAACCCATTTGCACTAAATTTAGTTACAAATGCTCTTGTTTCTAACCAAGATATAATCTTATCTTGAAATTTACCTTCTTCTCCTCTAGGCATTTAATACCTCTAATAATTCATCTAATAAGATACCACCAGTTGGTCTACCCATAGATAGGCATTTTGTTTGTGGGTTATACACATATAAAATATTGTTTACTTCTTTAGTATAAAACACATACGTCCCAATTGAATGTTTCTTCATTTTACTCAACTGTTCATCATTTAAATTAATTTTCATATCTCATTACCTTCCTCATCGTAATTAGGTGGTTCAGGTATACTTATCATCTCATCATCCTTGTCTAAAATAATATAATCTCCTTCATTACCAATTATCCTACAATAATAATCAGTTTGGTCGACTGCTATTGCACCACAAGAACATTTGATAAAAGTACCTTTAAAGTCTCCGTGGATAATATCTCCACAATGATTACATAATAAATATAATTTATTTATCATGATATCGCCATCCTTTCTTAACCCATTTATTAAAAATGTTATAACAATTATAACATAAATCTATATTAAAGTCAACACTATATACCTGTTTTTTTGTATTATAAGTGTTAACACTAACTCGTGTAGGTCTATAATCTAATGTTTTCCTACACATATCACATTTATATTTTGGTTCTCCTGTGTATTTACTTTTCTTTATGAACATACAAATTTGACATATCTACGGATGATTTACTCATCATCCGTAGAATTGTCATCTTCCTGCTCATCATCACAGGCACAACCAAAACAAGTCATTTGACCACAAGTGGGACATCTAGGTGACCCACAAAACTCACAATAATCTATTTCAAAGTGTTCTTCATCATCGTCCCATTCATAATCCCAGTCATCTTCTTCAAAATAATCATCATCTTCAAAATAGTCTTCGTCATCTACCATAGTATCCCCCTATAGAGTTTTATATTCATTATATATATATTTGCAAAATCAGCATCTAATGTAGCATAATATTCAAACTTTTTCTCTTTATCAATAATAGCAAATTGTTCTTCCATTTTCTTTGCTAATTCTTTTTTACGAGTAATTTTTTCAATATCTTCTTTAACAATGGCTATTGTATCACTGATATTTCTAACAATATGATATGATACATTATATGAACCATCATTATCTACATCATCAATGCGACCAATAAAAAATCCAGTATCTTCTTTATATACTATAACATAATCATCTTTGTTGTAATTACAATTATCTTTAATATAAATATATTTACTAGAGCCAGTTAAACTCTGACTGCTATACTCAACTTTATAAATTTTTTCCATTATATATCACTCTCCTATCCTAATAATATAGTATCATCTTCATTTGAACAATTATCACTTAACCATTCAAAATGACCGAAACCATATTCATCCATTTCTTTATTATAATCTTTTACGCTTTGAAAACCATACCATAAATAATGATAACTATTACCCTCATCATCACTTGTAATCATAATTTTCATATTTCCTTTTCCATTTTGATGTAATTTAATACATTCTTTTAATAACATATCTACTGTTACTACTTCCATTCTATACACCTCCTATAACTTTAAGTAAGTCACATAATACCGTATTTTGTATTGTGTTCCATACCTCAATAACTTTTATTAAATATTCATTAGGTAATCTATCTATAACTGCTTTTAAATTACCTATGTGCATTGTGTAAATCTTGCTTACACATATTTTACTATCCATAACTAGTTCACAACTACCAACTGGTATATCTACATAGTAATCATATTCTTCGTGTTCTTTTGTTGTTATTTTACAACACATTACATTACTCTCATCAACATTTAAAACTAAGAATACACCTGTTTTTTTCTCATCAGTAAAAATATCGTGATAAGGTGCTGTTACTATCATACCTGGTTCAACAAACATATCATATATCACCCCCTATCAAATTTATAATTAATATATATTGCAACTAAAAGTGTTAATAATGTTACTTCAAACCCTGCTATGAAATATTCTAAGAATACTGGGATATAAATGATAAATGCTGTTAAAAGTCTTTCTAATACTTCTTTCACTTAATCACCTCTCTAAATAAAATCTTTTAATGCATTGAATTGATACAATTCTTCTTTGTCTAGTGTGGTTGTTTTACCTTTTTCAAATAAATACATTAGTTTCTTTTTCATAGTAGGTCGAATACGGTCACGAATACACATCATTAATTCTTCCCATACTTGGTCATCTTCGGCAATAATATCTCTAGCAATATTTAACTTATCATCTTCAGTTAAAATATCACTATCTAAATCAGCACTATCTAGTACCATATCAATTTCATCAATTAATGCTTTTTCTAAATTATTCATTTAATCACCTCCAAACAATTATGGTCTTCTTGTAAAACTTTCTTATTTAAAATGTCATTAATACTTGTTGCATTCATTACTTTATCATATTTATCTTGTATTAAATACTTTAATTCATCACTTATTTCGTTATAATCTCTTGTTAGTTTATCTTGAATAAATTTTATTGTGTCTTCATCACTTAGTTTCATAACATTATGTGCTAATGAATATAAATTATTTATTGAATTAAAATGAGATAATCCATCTGCATTAACTAATATTTTTTCTTCCTCAGTTGTTCTATATTCAACTCTTTTACTACTATGATTTAAAATACACTTTTTAACAAATTGAACTTTGTCTTCTGGATAACCATTTTCTCTTAATAATTGTTCTGCTATTTCAGAACTATATTCATTGTGTTTTAATCTATCTAATGTTTTATCTGTCATCGCTATATCATGTAATAAAGCACTTAATTCTAATACTTCATAATCAACATTTTTATCCTTAGATAATAAACAAACATATTTATATACATATTGAATATGTTCTCGATAAATATTATATTCATCTTTTGTTCCTTTTGTTTTTTCTTCAAAATTATTGCTTCTATTAATAATTTCTTGTTGCATTTTTTGAACTATTTCACTCATCATAATTATTATCTCTTTTCTATTTTTCAAAATACAATAACCATTTTGCTATTTAATCTATTTCATATTCATATATAATGGTATTTTTAGGAATATATATTTGATAATAAAAATCATTTTCATTTCGATTTTTCACACCATTTTTATTGACAGTTCTTTTTATAAATTTTTCAATTCTTGGATTTTGTTCATCATCTTCAATAAAATACACATTTTTGTTTTCTATTTTTACATTTTCTGTGCCTTTTGAAGTTTGTTGCCATAATATATAATATTCAACATAATTAGTTGTTGAAGAATATTTACCGTATGCTATTGCAAAAAACTTAATATATTTGGCATTAGATGTATTATATTGATATTCTTCATTAGTAATACCTTTTAATTCATAACTATATTGTTTAACATATTTACTATCCACTATTACACCTTCATTATATTGAAATTTTAAGGCATATATTAGAAGCCACCCAGCAAGGATAACACCACCAATAAATAACAAATTAAGAAAAACTCTAATTATTTTTTCTTCTATATCCATTTATTTCACCACCTTTCATTTGTCCATAATTTTATCCAGTGTTCAGCACTGACCCAACCACCACGTGCTGGTCGAGGTATTAAACTTAATAGATATTTCTTTTTAAATATCTCACTTGGTAGAAATTCTAAACATTTCATTTTATCCTCCTACCAGTTATTCTATATACCATTACATACATTGCATTTGCTATTGTACCAAACGGTTCTTTTTTTATAGTTACTTCATCATAATCTTTCAACATTCTATTAACTATTCCAAATACTTCTCTTATATCATTAGTTTTATCTACTGTTTCTTCCCATCTTTCTTTTTTCTTCTTTTTAAGAAACATTTTAATCACTCTCCTATAAATATTTTAAGTAATATGTCAATAATATATGGTGAACTAATCATAATCCCCATCCATAAAACGATTTTTAATACATCCCCTGATACTTCTGAATGATATGTTGGCATATCTTCAATCATATTGTCAAACTGTTCAATTCTATCTTCAATATATTCGGTATTATCTTCTAGTTCATCTTCTATGTCATCACTAAATATTACTGTATCACAATATCTACACCTATGAGTATACTTATGCTCAATGGGTGCACCGCAATTTTTACAATATAGTTGTTTCATTTATTCCTCACTCCATTTCAAAATATAAACAAACGTAGTATTATGTTTACTGTCATTTATATATTCACTACTTTCAATTGTTTTTAAAGTATAATTTTTGATATTCATTAGTGATAAGTATACACCTACAGCATTATAACTATCAAATTTTTTAATTTTATACATTATAAAATCACATTCCCACAATCATGAACATATTTATATGTATCTTTTACAAACCCTCTACATCCTATTTTACCATTATTTAATAGGTTGTCAATCATATCATATATTTCTTCTTTACATTTATGATTATAACTTTCAACTAATATAGGTAACTCACCTTCACTATTTATTAAATATGATTGAGATATAAAAAAGTCACTAGGTGTCTTTTGTTGATAAATACCTATACCTTCATAATCTTCTATCTTAATGTATTTTTTATTGTCAATATACTTTACTCGTCCCATTTATATCTACCTCCATTTAAAAATTTATCATATAATTTGTCTACCAACTTAGCATCATTCTTTGAATATTCAAATTCAGAATTGCTATAAATTAAATTATTTAATGTAAATCTATCTTGAACTAATACACCAGCAAGTCGGTAACCCTCTCGTTTCATGTTTGCTATTGCACTCATCATATATGTAAAATCTCTATATATATCACTTGCTAATGTTAAATCTTCAAACTTAGTTACATATTCACATAGCATATCAAATTTTTCTTTTTCAGCATCACAATATGGTTTTAAAAATTGTATAACTCTATTAACTTTCTCCTGTGATGTGAACCCATCAGTTAAAATAAACTCGAAATCTTTAACCTTTGTTAATTTGTCTATTTTAACTGGCATCATATTATTTAAGATATCTATGCTCATTGTCCCATGAATAGCCATTCTACATAACCCAACAACTAAACTGACGTCTTCAATAAACTCATTATAGTCTAATGTACCTGCAAAAAATCTAAATTCAGTCGTAGTACTATTACCACAATTTATCGCAGTTCTATGAGAACAAGGTGGATTAGTTGAATAATATTTAACACTAAATGCATTCGTTGTATTGTAGTTCTCATCAATTATAGGAAATTTACAATAACTAAATAAATCTGATTTTTCTAATACCCTATCTCCATTGCAATCGTATCCATCAGATATATCAGCATAAGTAGGTGCTTCATATCTATGTGATAATTCTTCTAATATTTTAAACATATTATTACATTCAACGATTATTTTGGCTTGAATAATTCTTAAATAATCACAATCTCTATCCTGTCTAAGATAATCATTTGATATATGAAAATGAAGACCAGTTGTTTGACACATCTTAGCACCTATACTTTTTAAATAATTAAAAAATGTTTCAAGTCTCTTTTTGAATTTCTTCGTAAATATAAGTCCGATGTGAGTTGGATGTGAAACTGCCTCAAACCCATTTATTAACGACCCATCGTGTTTACATTCAGCAATAAAATCACCAAAATTATCTTTAATATATTTTGCAATTTCATTTTGTTTAACATTACCATATTTTTTAGGTAGTTCAAACTCCACTTCAAACCCTATAAAAAGATTTTCTTCCATCTTTTTATAATGACCACTTTTAACAAATTTAATTTCATACGATTTATTGTCATATCTTTTAATCATTTCATCGTCATCTGGTCTAACTCTAAATAAACTACCATCAATAGTTGAATATGCGTTAAGCATATCCATATTACCGTAATATACTCCATATTCTTCATCCATAAAATTATCAACTCCTTTTCTAGTTTACTGGTACTAATGATGTTTCAAATTTTGATATTGTTAACCCATCTTTTCCTATTTCTACACAATCAGTGACATAACCGAAATCAATTTGATATAGAATACCCTTTTCAACAACATATACAATATGTTCATAATCATCATAATAGTACTTATCTTTTGTGGTACATTTAAGTGCCCTGTCTAAATCATCTGCAAGAAAAACATAATCTCCAACTTCAATAGGTGTAATATCCTTACCTGCTTGTGTTAAACTCATTAAGTTATATTCACCTTCAAACCCAGCACCTTCACATTCTGCTAAACACTCAATAGCCTCTCGTTCAGTCATATCAAAGTCTTGATAATTTTTACCAAAAAAACTACCATAACCATATTCATCATAGTATGCATCACCGTATGCATAATCTCGGTCATCATACCAGTCTTTGTAATTATAGGGTGATGAGTATGATTTTACATATGTATATGGTATATAACTAGTATTAGAATATAACACACCATTCTCATCACTCACATAATTTCCAGTCATTACTAGTTGTTCAAATTTATCTAGGAAACATAATTTACTTCCATCACTAATATGTGCTAAACACTCCACAACCTCAGGGTTTTTATAAAAGTTTCTATTTAATGATTTAAATGCATTTACAGTATATCTAATAAATAATTGTGTATCACTAAGTAATGCATCCTTCTCGTGATATTTAGCATATTTACTATAACTATTGTACTCACTTAATATACCATTATGAACCATTGCAACATCAGTTCTTAGATTAGTCTTTCTAAGTAATCTATGTCTACCAGTTATAGGGAATGGGTGACAAGTGTGCTCATCATTTTTACCCTGAGTTCCTATTCTAAAATGACTTACAAATACTTTACCCTCAAAATTATTATATTGCTTATTAAGTTCAGTTAATCTAGTCTTATAAGCATCCCAAGTCATAAAACCTTTTTCAATTACTACCTCTTCATTATCTACATACATAAATCCTGCACCATCTGGGTTGTGTAAGAAACAAGTTTCTAAGGTATCCATTGATGGCATTTTAATATCTTTCTTTTTAACTACAATTATACACATTATATCATCCTCCTTCTACTAAATAACAGTCATATCCCATAAATAAGATACTTCACGAAGATTATTGTTATCATCCTCAATAATTACCTTATATGGTGTAAATAATTTTACTGTACCAACATATTCGGTTGCTGGTGACCACCATCCAAAATTAGGCTGAGTACATTTAATTTTAGTACCCACAGCAACCTTTTTCTCTAAATATTTAGCATAGATATCTTTACCTATACCCTTACCTACGTGTTTATTAACCTTCTCGTTATTATTTTGTTTATCAAAATTTTCAACAGAATTATTATATTTTACAATAAGGTCACGAATTCTATATTTAGCATCTTTACCGTAGTAAAAAGTTTCTAAATCAGAAATTAAATCATTAAAATCATCAACTGATTTAATATTAAGTTCCATATCATCATAATATCTATTTGGTCTGTGGTTATTAATAAATTTTTCCACTATTTCCCTAGCATTAATATATACTTTATTCATCTTACCATAATTGATACTAAGCCCATTGTATCTCCAAGTACTATTGTTAATCATATCAAAATTACTTAACATATCTTGAAGTGCTATTAATACATCCTTAGTTAAATCTTTTAATAATTTATCCTTTTGATAGAATATTCTTTCTTTATGAGCATCTATTGATATTACTTCACTATCTAAGTCAATACCTGTAATCTCCCTAAATGTTTTTCCTAGATAATTATGGTCCATAACAGCCATATTAAATCCATATGCCATTTTTAAATAATTATCAATTTTATCAAAATCAGTAGTGCCATTAAATATTCTCCACTCAAATGTATGACTTGGACAAGTATTTATTGGTTGATATCTATTGTCACCAAATGTATCCCACACCATTTTTTTAAGTTTAACTGTTGACATATATCCATCAATAGTACACTCATCTTTAAAATATGGTTTTGAGCAGTCATATATTCCTTCTCTACCAGCAATTTTAACTACATTATCCTTAAAAACATTTAATAAAATATATAATTCACCAACGAACTTTGGTGCTTTTTCCACCATAGGTTTTCTAGTGAAGTGAATATGTACACCACAATCACCATCATAATTAGCAAAACCATTTTCTTTTAAATAATCCATTGCTTCTTTAATTTTTGCTCTACCTATGTTATCATAATATTCTTTATCCATTGGGTTAGTTTGTATCTCAAAACCACTATTTACTGACCCATCCCATTCAATGTCATTACAAATTTCACCTAAGATTTCTCTTACTTTTCCAGCACATCTATCTAAAAAATTATTATCATCACCATCAGTATTAACTTCAAATTCAAAACCAAATCTAAAGTCGCTATTACCTAATAGTTTAACAGATGGTCCACAGTGATAACCATGTATATTAGAACAACTATCTTCGTACTCATAGCAATAATCATCATAACAACATCTGCAATATGTGTAGTCATCCCACCACCAAGTGTCATCACTATGAATGAGGCATCCACAGCGTTCACAGGTATGATAATTATCAACACGACAATATGTACAAATCATTCTGTCATATTCCTCAGAATGCCAACAGTCATCACTCCAATAAAATTCATTACAGTCATCACACTGAACAATATCACCATTGTCAAATTTCTCATCAAACTCTTCTTTAGTCATTTTGACTTCATTTCCACTAATATTGTATTTAATTAATTCATTATCCATAAAAAATCACTCTCCTTTTAAAATATACACTCTGTTTCAATATTTCCATTATTATAGGATACTCTATATACATATCCACTTTTTGCTTTAATTTCAACATATTTATCATTACTATAATAGAAATAATTATCAATTTCCTCATCATCATAAAGGAATTTAAACTCTGATAATAATTCTTCTAATAACTCATCGTGTTCTTTAGCCATTTATTTCACCTACCCTTCTTATTCTAATTATTTTTATATCATCAAACTCTCTTTTAAGTTCGTTGATAACCTTAATTTTTCTAGTGTATTTACATTTTACACTATCTGAATAATGCACACCTTTTAATGTGTACTTATATGTTATCTCTATCATTATTATTCTCCTTCTTTTAAATATTCTATTATCTTGACTACTGCTGGTATAATAACTTCTAAGTCATCTTCACAAAAATAATACCACCAATTACGCATTATTATATCAATTATAGTATCGTCTTTAATTAATTCACGCATTTTATATTCTTTTCTTTTTTAGTTAAATTAACATAAAATTCATCATCAATACAATATTCTTCTATATATTCTATTGTTTTATCTATTCTTGTTGCTGTTTCAGTAAGTTCCTGAATTGTATCTATAAATGCTTTATGTTTGATGTTTATTATTTTAGTTGCTTCATCTAATTCTTTATTTAGTTTTTCTACCTTTTCTTCTAGTGAAGTAATGTAGTCTAGTAATTTATCATATACATATGTAGTATCGGTGCTACCTAAATGGTCAACCTCAAAATAAATTATAAGTGTTTTTACTTTAGCCATTATTTCTTTTGTTTCTTTGTCTTTTTCATCACATAGTTTTTTATAATCAACCATTGCATTTATATATGGTTCTAAACCTTCTTTTACTATTGTGTGTAATTCTATTTTTTCTACTTCTTTATTCATTTACCTTATATGCCCCCATTTCATATTGTTCGTGAGTTAGAATTGAAACTAATTTTTTAGTATTTTTTGCTAAACAATGTGATAATTCAAACTTGCAAGCAACTAATTCTCTTTCGGTTGGTATCATTTTACAAGATGTATTACTATGAATTTTTCCATTATGAACTTGATGATATTTAATAATATCTCCAACTTCTATAAGGTCAATTAGATTTGGACTTGATTTATAATTTCTCCAATGAGGAATAGTGCTATGTTCACAATAAATAGTATCGTGGCAAAATGCAATATCTTTACTTTTTTCTATTCTTGTTATTTTGTCTATTCCATTATCGGTTCTTACATAATCTCCTATTTTCATTCTCCCACCTTCTAACAATTAGCAATATAAGTATGAGATAGCACTTTAAGTTTCTTACTAAATCTCAACTTATTCACTCTTTTCCACAAAAAATAAGGGCTTGAGAAGTATTCTCTCCAAGTCCTACCACTTTTAATTTCCATTATATCGGCTGTGTATGTCATACATATTCCTCCTATCTATGTATTAGCACATATGGTTCGTTCTTTGCACTTGCAATATACCCATATTTACCCTTAGTATACTCAATCTTATACCAGTCATATGTTGGTGTTGCAGTTACTTCTTCTAATATTGTGAATGTATCACCACGATTAACTGTATCAAGCCAATTGCACGATACACTTGCACATTCTCTTACTCTTATAAAGTGTGTATTAACTATCAATGTGCGTGGTTTGTTGTTATTATATGCAATAATTAGGCATATTCCATACACTAATAATGCTATAACTCCTATACATTCTATCCAGTATTTTTTTAAGAACTTTATCATATGCTCACCTCCTTGTTCAATTACTCATCTACCTTTGCACAATATGTCTTGTCATTATAACCAAAGCAGTCAGTTTTACTGAATGTCGGTTTTTGTAGTGTTACCACTATTACTGTTATGCCCATTATTAGTGTTATGAATAGTAATAAATAGTATAGTAAATCTTCAAGTCTTTTCATAATAATTAGTTGCTTTTTAGTCATTATTTAACCCCTTTCAATAGTATTGACGTACCAAAATGGTTGATTTGATAGTTAATAATTTCTCTATAAGTGTCCTTATATGAGACATTCAACCTTTCACATTCTTTGTGTAATGTGCGTTTTGATACTCCTTTTTTGTGTTTTGCTACTAACAAATTAGTAATAAAAGTGCTATTTCTTTCCATTATTATTCCTCCTTTACACTTTCTTTACACTATTATATACTAAAAAACTACCAAAAAGCGAACAAATGTTCATGGTAGTAGTATATTTTTATCAGGAAGGACTTGCCATTATCTATTTGATACTAGTACCAAAAAATTGATGTTTATGGTAGTAGTATATGTAGATATAATAGATACTTGTAAACCCTTGAAAAATAAGGGTTTTATGGCGTAGTATATATTTATCACGACAATTTTTTTTAAAAAATGTTTGTAGTATAAAATAGTTAGTACAAACATTATAAAAATAATTTTATCGTGATAAAAATATACTACGACATATTAACATTTTGTTAATAAGACCCTTATACTTTACATTTACTTTACACTTTTTATATTAGTCCTTTTTTATAGTTGTTAAATTGCTTTTTTATTCCTTTAATGGTTGTATTGTTAGAATTACGCAAAAAAAAGCAATATAAGTGTTTTAATTGCTTTTTATTCATTTTAATACCCCATTTTTGTGATATATTCATTTAGTTTATCATTTGCTATTTTATCTTGCTTCATATGTTTTAGTGTAGTATTTATGCTAGTTATTCTAGGGATATTCTTATCAATTAAGCGTTTATAGTTTGCTTTTGTGTGTATGTATTCTAACGATACATTTTCTTTGCTCATTTCCTTTACACTATCACATATTGTTTGGTTGCAAGTTATTGTTTTACTTTTAGGGTTGATACCTAGTGCTTGTTCTAGTGTATGATAGTTTTTGCTTGTTCTTTGTGTTAGTTTTCGTTGTGGTTTTTCATACTTTTTGACAATTTGGTACAACTCACTATCACCATCACATACTACTTTTAATTGATTATTGTTATTCTTATCATTAGTGATATGATATACTTTACCTTTAAAAGTTATGTATGGTTTGTTTGACTTATTGAGTTTGTAATACTTTTCAATAGTCATTGTAATCACTCTTTTCTAGTAGGTTATTCCCTACAATATGCTATCAATATTACTTTTTACCTTTCTTTTACTTGTTTTCCTTCATTGCTTTAAGTTCAGCATTAACTTCTTTTGTTATTAGACTTCTAATACCATTTGAGAATGAGTTATCAGCAGTTGCTATTGACTTTTGATGTTTAAGTATCTTTAAATTAAGTTCGTTTGATAAATCTTCCATTGTATCAAGCATATCATAGAAAGCAGTATTGCTTGCTTGTGCATCTTTACTTGCTTTTTTTCCATATTCAATATATTTTTTTATTTTTTCATTATTCATAAAATCACCTATCATTGAATATTGATAGCATATTGTAAAGAATAACTTGCTACTTAATAATCATTATACTATAATTTTATAACTACCCTTTTATAATATGATATACTAGGTTATTATATAACTTTTTTAATCATATTATAATACTATTGTTTTATAATATAACTTTTTTATATAAAGTTGTCAAAGATAGTACAACATAAGCAATAAAGTTTGGAATAGTCTACTTGTTTAAGGTCTACTACAATAGGGACTAGATAGGTTATACTCTATCTATCTAATCATTTAGTCTTTTTTGTTTACATCTATATTATATCATAACTAGAATAAAAAACAATAGGGGGTGGGGGTTCAAAAAATCAAATCGTGGAGGGGAGGGTGTTTCTATATGTGGGCTATATATAAAAGAATAACACGGATAACACAAAAAAAACCATAAAATCCACCAAAAATTCAACAAAACCCCTTGACAAAATCCAAAAATTATGGTATAATACATTATAGAAAAGTAGTAAGTAATCTATTCTAGAGTTTTCACCCCCTAACTCTTTCTTTACTCTAGAATAGATTAGTTATTTAAAGAGGTGATGACAATGGTTGAAACGGATTTACAACCGATAAATAAGGACGAAGAAATCCTAACAGGTCTAGTAATAACTGACACTGAAAAGGAATTGCTTCCAGCGATTAAAAAAGAACCACAATTTAAAGATACACTAGCATCTTTGCTTAATATCCCAATTGATAAAGAACAATTATCAGAGATGATGGGAAATACACTTGACCCAGCATTGCTTCCAGAAGAGGCAACAATGGCAGATTATTTAGCAGGTGCAATTATTTACAAAGCATCTTTAGGTGACACAAAAGCATATGAGGTTATTCGTGACACTATGGGTCAGAAACCGATAGAACGTGTCGAACAGGATACTGTTGTTAGAGTACAAATGCCAAACGAGATTAAGGAATATGGTGAATAATGCTGTCTAATAGATAGCATTCAGTAGACAACCTAGTAGTCTACTGACTGGTGTCTATTAACCACGTATGACACCCACATTATCATACCTTACTTTTCAAACACGCTGTCGTTTGACGGCGTAGTGCTAATTAAATTGTAATTAGTAGTACAGCGTCAAATGACGAAGGAGGTAAAAATGAAGAAAGAGAACATAAAAAAAGTATATTTAGGAGAAGATTTAAAGAGTATTACTATTATACCAATAAGTGATATGCATATAGGTGACCCAAATTGTAATATGAAACTTATTAAAGACATATTGAAAACGATTGCTGAGACACCAAATATGTACACTATAATTAATGGTGATATGTGTAATATGGCACTAAAAAATTCTAAATCTGACGTTTATGAGGACAAATTAAACCCTGAACAACAAATTGATAAGTTGTGTGAGTTACTTTATCCTATAAAGGATAAAATATTAGTACTTGGTAGTGGTAACCACGAAGACCGTATTGAAAAAGAAACAGGAGTAAATATCATTAAATATGTCGCATATAGATTAGGTATTATTGACGCATACGTTGACAATATGTGGTATTTATTCTTACGCTTTGGAAAACAGCATAGTGGAACTACTAGAGGAGTAACATACACAATAACAGGATATCACGGTGCAGGAGGTTCATCTGTAGGTGCTAGTGTTAACAAAGTACAACAGATGACAAGTATTGTACCTGCTGATATTTATGTTATGGGACATACACATAAAGCGTCCATAACACCACATACAGTATATGAGGTAAATTATGGTAATAGTAGCCTTAAAAAGAAAGATAGTATATGTGTTGTAACTAATAGTTTTGTTGAACCAGGAGGATATGGTGAGAAAAAAGGATACCAACCACTAAGTACTGCACAAACAGTCATTGAATTAGATGGAACTAAACACAAAATAAAAACAATGATGGAAATTTAAGGGGTGATATGATGAGTATTCTATTGACAATATTGAAAATAATTGGTATAATATTAGCAGGAATAATTGGTACAGTGTTCTGTTTGTCTGGGATACTCCTATTATTCCTAAAACACAAAGAGGGCGATAACCATTAACCCTAATGTAATTAATTTAAAAATACCTGAGTTTTATCCTAAACAGGTAGAATTTTTAAAAGCAAAAGAACGCTATGTTAACTTTGGTGGTGCAAGAGGTGGGGGTAAATCGTTCATAATGCGTTGGAAAGTTATTTTCCTAGCATTAAATAATCCAGGTGTTCAGATACTACTTTTGAGACGTAAATTAACCGATTTAAAGGAAAACCACCTAGTTCCACTTCAAAAAATGCTAAATTGCAATGCTAGAGATAAAAGGAGACACATTGCTGAATTTAGAAGTCAGGATAAAGAGTTTCTATTCCCAAATGGGTCTAGAATTAAATTAGGATATTGTGATAATGAGAATGACGTATTACAATTTCAAGGACAATCATATGAAGTAATATGTATGGAGGAGGCAACAATGTTTACTGAATTTCAGTTTAGAACACTTGTTGAAAGTAATCGTCCTAGTGGACTTATGATAAACCCTATTCCTTGTAGAATGTACTTTACTTGTAACCCTGGTGGTGTTGGACACGCTTGGGTTAAGAGATTATTTATAGATTGTAACTATATTAACGGTGAAGACCCAGCCGATTACCACTTTATACAATCGTTTGTATATGATAATAAGTGGTTAATGGAAAATTCACCTGAATATGTTAAAAATCTAGAAACTGAACCTAATGAGGTTCGTAAAAAACAAATGCTATATGGTGACTGGGATGTGTATGAAGGTCAGTTCTTTGGAGAATTTGATAAAGATATACACGTTTGCAGACCTAAGAAATTACCAGAACATTGGTATTTATATAGAGCATTAGACTATGGTCTCGATATGTTTGCTTGTTTACATATTATGGTATCACCAAAAGGAGATATGTATTGTATACACGAGATACACGAGAGCAATTTAATTGTTAGTGAGGCTGCTGAACGAATGAAAATGGCTACTAAAGCCCTTGGTTTCAAAGAAAGTGACGTACACCTTACATTAGCACCTGGCGATTTGTGGAATAGACAAACAACGACAGGTAGAAGTGCCTTTGACTTATTCTATGATAATGGCGTAATACTAACCGAAGTATCTAGAGATAGACCAAACGGATGGTTATGTGTTAAAGAATTGATGAAAATCGAAGATGCCGAAGATGAGTTAACTGGTGACCCTATAAAAGTTAGTAAATTACACATATTTGATGTATGTAAAAATTTAATTAAGAACATACCATTAGCACAATTTGATGAAAATAAGTATAATGATATGGCAACTGAACCACACGAAATCACACATATACTTGATGCATTACGTTATTTCTGTATTTATTGGATAAATACACCAGATAAACCAAAAAAGGTTGATGGAAGAAGAATGACCTGGACACAAGATATGATAGATGATTACTATAATGGTTCAGAAAGTATTAAGAGAAGGATGGTGGAATTGTATGGCGAAATCAACTACTAAAAAGCATAAAAATGCTGGTAATGAAATACAAACAATTGATGAAAACCTACATAAAAAACCGAATAAAGAAGAGAGATTAAAATATTGGCAAGATAAGTATGCTGATAGTTATAATGCATACCAATCAACATTACAAGACATTGACGAATTATTTAATATCTATGAAGGTACTGGTGATATCTATAAAGCAGATGGTTCAAAAGCACCAAAAGGAACATCTAGTGTTCGTAAAGTTGCATTTGAACTAGTTGAAGCACAAGTTGACGTAACAATTCCTCAACCAAAAGTTATAAGTTTGGCTGGAAATGAAGAACGTGCTATGACAGTTGAACATTTCTTAATGAACGAAATTGATAGATTACCATTTGAAAAGATAGCAGATATTCAAGGTAGAATAACTCCTATCGTTGGTTCAAGTTTTACACTAGTTGAATGGGATAACTCAATTAAAACTAAGAATACAGTAGGAAAATTAAAGGTTACAAACCTTGACCCTAAATGTGTAATCCCACAAAAAGGTAAAACATCTATTGATGATAGTGATTATATCTTTATTCGTATGTTAGAAAGTAAAGCATCTATCAAAAATAGATATGGTATTGATATAAGTCAATTAGAGTACATATCACAAACTGAAACAGATATGGATGAAACACATAATGACGAGTTAGTAACTCACATTTATTGTTTCTATAAAGATGAAAATGAAAATATTTGTCTATTTAGTTGGGTAGACAACTATGTAATTAATGATTTAGAAAATTATTTTGCTAGAAAAGAATACAAATGTACTAAATGTGGAAGAACAGTTAAAAAAGATACTAAAAAATGTGAATGTGGTAATACTAAATTTGAATTACAAGATGTAATTAATGAAGAAATCACCATTACAGTTGATGTACCTGAAACTATTTTAGGAATTCCAACAGGAAGAATGACTAAAAAGAGTAAAACAATCACTGTTCCATATTATATACCAAAAGTATTCCCAGTTGTAAAAAGAGATAATGTTAGTAAACGAAATTCATTCCTTGGTTCGAGTGATGTAAATATTATTAAAGACCAACAAAATGATTTAAATATTACAATGAGAAAAATTAAAGAGAAACTTTTAAAAGGTGGTTCAATCGTAACTATTCCAGAAAAAAGTGACTTTAAAGCAACAGATGAAGAATTAAAGATAATCAGAGTTAAAAGTCCTTCTGAAGCACAATTAATTGATGCTAAAGCAATTCAACCAAATATATCTACTGATATGGGTATTCTTGAATTAAATTATAATATTGCAAGACAAACTATTGGTATTACTGATAGTTTCCAAGGTAGATATGATAGTTCAGCAACTAGTGGTAAAGCAAAACAAATAAGTGCTGAACGAAGTGCTGGTCGTTTAAAATCTAAACAAGATTTAAAAAATGACTGCTATGCTGATTTATATAGAGTTATGTTCTACTTTATGTTAGCATATGCTGATGAATTACAAAGTATTTATTATCAAGATGACTATGGTAAAATGCAATATAAGATGTTTGATAAACGTATGTTTATTGATGTAGATGCTGATGGTAATTATTTCTATGATGATGAGTTAGTATTTGATACTGATGAAAGTTCTACACTTGCAAATGATAGACAATGGATGTGGCAACAAACAAGAGATAACTTTATGTCTGGTGCATATGGTGACCCAACTGACGCTAGTACATTAGTAATGTATTGGCAAATGATGAACACATTACATTATCCAGGTGCAAAACAAGCATTAGAATACGCTACTCAACGATTAGAACAGCAACAACAAGCAGCACAAGTACAACAAGAACAACAAGCAAGTGCGTTACAAATGCAAAATGACACTGCTTATGCAAATGCTCAAGCAAAACAAAAAGCAGCCGATGCTAATATGATGAAATCTAGAGCATCAGCAGTTGAAAGTTTGCTACAGCAAATGACGCCAAATAAAGAAACAACAACTGAAGAGAAGTAAGTTGTTTGGGAGTATTAAGGGAACTACACGTCCACGTATACATTGGTAGTGAGGGTTAGAATTGGACGTTTAATTAATGTATATAAAAATCTTTAGAAAGGAGTGTTACAATGGAAAAAGGATACCTAGGACGTATTAACAACAGAGGAAATCAAGTTGTTCAAGGTCCAGTAAAAACACCTAAATCTAAATCAGGAAAAGTGAAAACTGGTAAAGATTTAAGAGCAAAATAGTGGTCAATAGATGTAACACCCTATAACCACTGCAAAGTGAGAGGCTGCAAAACGGAAGTGCACCGACATTCGCCTTGGAAATAGCACAGGAGGAAGAAATGAAAGAGGAATTAAGAATGCCTTTATCTATTCAAATGTTCGCTGAAGAAGATGAAGGTTCTGCTGCTAATGAAATTGATACTGACGCAGACAATATCGAAACTACAGAAGATACTAGTGAAACTGTAGAAACTGAAGACGAACAAACAAGTACTGTTAAAAATTCTACTAAGGAGTATTCTGAAAGATTAAATAGAGATAGAGAAAAAATCAGAAAAGAAATTGAAGAAGAATATAAATTAAAGAATGACAATTTAGCAAAAGCGAGAGGTTTTGAAAATTGGGCAGAACTTGAAGAAGCATCTAATCGTGAGATGCTTGAAGGATTTGGAGTAAATGACACTGAAGGATTTAATAAATATCTAGAAAATGTTATTGCTAACAATCCTGCTATGCTACAAGCAAAAGCAATTATCGCTGAAGACCAAAGAAAAAATGCTGAAAGACAAATCCAAGAAGATATTGTAACTATCTCAAAGATTGACCCAAGCATTACATCAATTGCCGACTTATTAGCACATCCAAGTTATGCTAATATCGCTAAAAAAGTCGAAAACGGTATGAACTTAGTTGATGCTTATAAGTTAGAAAACTTTGAGGCACTAACAAATAAACGTAGTGATGCTGCTGTTGCACACGCTATGAATAATATATCAAACAAAAGTCATATGACAACAATGAATGGTAGAGCATCTACCGATGTTGCTGTACCAAGTGATGTTTATGCTATGTATAAAACATTTAATCCAAATATGACTGATGAAGAGATTAGAAAACATTATTCTAATTATGGAGGGTAATTAAATGGCAAAGAAAAAAGTTGAAATTGATGAATTAAAAAATGAATTAAAAGGTTTAGATTTGCCTGAAAATACTCTTCAAAGATTAGTTGATAACGAATACGAATTTACAAACGAAGATATGGTTGATACTGATATTAATAATACTCAAGATGTTGCCGACAGTTCGGAAGAAATAGAAGAGAAAGTTGAAGTTAATTATAAAGGTAGAGGTTTCAAAACATATGAAGAGTGTGTAAATTTTGTAAACACTGAAAAATTTAAACGCTTAGGCGTTGCTGACCAAGAAGAATTTATTGCTTGGTTAAATAAATAGGAGGAAATAAAATGGCAAAAATTCAATCATACGATAGTTTAAGAACATATCCAATTGAATACATCCTAAGTGATGCAACTACTTTAGATATTGGTGACTTAGTAACTATCAGTTCTGGTAAAGTTATTGCTTTAGCAGATAACACAAAACCAACTTATATTGTAGTTGGTGCAAAAGCAAACGGAAAGTATCCTGTTGCTGCTATTACTGATGATATGATACTAGAAGACACTAGTGCAATCTACGGTTTCTCAGCATTAGGAAACAACCTATACAGAAAGTAATTTAACAAGGAGGAGAAAATAAATGGCTGGTATAGTATTTAGTAAATCTTCAGGATTAAACGACACTATTTATGGTAAAGTTGAAGCACCAGTTCGTGCATTCCTAGAAGAAAGAAATAGAGCAAATGAAGAAGGCTCATTAGTAAAAGAAATGTTCAAAATGGTAGATAGTACTCATTTTGGTGAAAAATTTGCTTCATTAACACAATTAGCACACGGTTTCCAACCAGTTGGTGAAGGTGGGGCTTATCCTGTTGATGAAAGACAAGAAGGTTTCTCAAAATTCTTAGAAAGTGATACTTGGAAAGATAGTTTCGCTATTACTAAAGAAATGATTGAAGATAACCTAATGATGGATATCAAATCACAAGCAACTGCATTTATGAACGCATTTAAGTTAACTCGTGAAAAATATGCTGCTGCATTCTTAATTGGTGCTGTAAGTGGAACATCAACTACATTCCGTAAGAAAACAGTTGATTGTAAATCTAACGATAATGTATCATTATTCTCAACTGCACATCCATCTTGCTTAGATAGTTCAAATACACAATCTAACAAATTCGCTGGTGCATTCTCTGCTGACATTTTAGCAGCAATTGAAACACGTATGCAAAACTTCAAAGACGATAACGATGAAATATTAACAGTAGCACCAACTACTATTATTATTCCTAACGATGCTGTATTAAAGAAACAAGTATTTGCTGCTATCGGTTCTGATAAAGCACCTGATACTGCAAATAATGGTTACAACTTCGTTTGTGGTAGATATAATGTAATTGTTAACCCATATTTAAATGGTGTTATTAGTGGTGGAGATAAACCATTCTTCTTATTCGATAAAAACTATAATGAAGATTATAATGGTCTATTATTCCTAGATAGAATTCCTCTAACAATCAAATCTTATGTTGATGAAGGAACTGATAATAACATCTGGGCTGGACGTGCTCGTTTCGTTTGTGGTGCAAACGATTGGAGAGAAATCGCTGTTGGTGGCGTAACTGGTGCAACTGATTTAAGTTCAGAACTTCCTACTGAATAATAAAGGAGGTATCTTAAATGGCATATACTAAATTTACTAATGTTGAAGCAAAAAACATTAAAGGTAATGTTACTGGTAATGTTACTGGTAATGTTATGTTAACAAAAGATACAATTGCTTTAACTGCTGATAAATCATCAACAAAAAATTATATAGTATTATCTAGTGTAACTGCTAGTAAAGTACTAACTGTTAATGTTCCAAGTGGTGCATTATTCGTAGTATCTAATGGTGATAGTACAAACGCTGTTACTATTAAATGCTCTGCTACTGATGTAGGTGCATCATTAGCAAAATCAACAACTGGCATTTATGTTAATGTTGCTGGTGTTGCTACATTAATTAAATAATTGAAAGGGTTTATCCCTTTCTTATATCGAAGATTAGTTTAATGGTAGAACACTTGACGATTAATCAAGCAATATGAGTTCAATCCTCATATCTTCGACTTTATTATAAAAGGAGTGAAAAATATGAACACTTGGGGATATATACAATTAGAAAGTATTAGAAAGATGTTTGTTAATGCAACAGCAATAAGTACTACTGATTTACCATCAATGAGAACAGACAAAAAATATGCTACATATCTAGATGCTATGCCTGGTGCAGCAAATGAAGGTATTATGATTATGTTAACTAGAGGTAGAGCAGTATTAGCAAATGAATTTTTAACTGCTTCTAGAGCAACAAATGCATATCCGATTGAAGGATATTATTGTTTCGATTTACCTGAGAAATTAGATAATTATCATAAATTATCAAAAGTATTAGTTGATGGTGGAGAATATGCTGGTTATGTATTAAGAAATAATAAATATTTATATATTGCTAAACCAATAGTAGATGACCATCAAATAGTTGTTACTTATGAAACATACCCTGATGCAATTACAGCAAATACAACAGATAATACTGAAATAGACTTACCATTAGATATGATAAGAATATTACCTTTATATATTGCTAGTGAATTGTATAAGGATGATGATATTTCATTAGCAACAACATATAAAAACCAATTTGAAACAGAATTAGAAAATATGAGACCACAATATGACGAACAATTCGTTAGTATAACTGGGTGGTACTAGGAGGAGTGAAGCATTATGGCAAAATATAAAATACCTGATGTTCCAGATACATATCGCTATGTACTAACAGATTTACTTGGTGTGGATTACAATGATACCGTTGCTAATAACAAGAGAAGTCCACATATGGTTAACCTTGTTAATAACAACGGTTTTTTAGAAAGTATACACGGACACAAACCATTAATTCACGTTGATAATGCACCAATATATGGTGTATGGAATGTTGATGGTAATGGTGATGAGTTTATAGTACACTGTGGAACAAAAATATATAGAGTAAATAATACGTTTACTACAGCAACAGTTTTAAAAACTGGTGTGAACAATGTTAAATCATCTGGTGTTATATTTAATGACAATCTATTAATCTTTGATGGTTTAAGAGCATTGGTATATCATAATGTAAATAATACTTGGCAAGTTGATTATTTAGATACTGCTGGTTATGTACCAACAACAAGTATTAATAGAAATCCTGATGGTACTGGTAGTAAAAGTTATGAAAGTCCAAATCAATTAACTAGTGCTAGAAAAAATACATTTTTAGGTAATACAACTGATACAGTATATCAACTTGATGGACAAAGTTGGTTAAATGAAAGTATTGTTGTAAGACAATTACAAGCAAATGGTACTTGGAATACATTAGCATCTAATTTATATAGTTTTGACTATAATACAGGTAAAGTAACTTTTACTAGTGCACTTGGAGATAGCCCAGTAGATGGTAGAGATAATGTTGAAATACAATTCGCTAGTACTGATGGTGGTGAAAATGCTGAACCATTAACAAATCACATCAATAAATGTACTATCGCTACATTATATGGTTATGGTGGAAATAATAACCGTGTATTCGTGACTGGAAATCCAGATTATCCGAATTTCGATTTTTGGAGTTATACCGAAAATTGCTTTCATTTTCCAAGTGATAATTATGCTAAAATAGGAAATGAAAGTGCACCAATTAAAGGATACTTACGATTAGGTGATGGTACACTTGCTGTTCAAAAAGATATTAGTGATAGTGACTGTACTATTTATTATAGAACATATAATTCATATAATGGTAAAGACATATTCCCATTAACTGCTGGTGTTAAAAACATAGGATGTTTAACTGGTAGATGCTCTTGTAACTTTTTAAATGACCCAGTATTTTTAAGTAACACTGGTGTTTATTCAGTAATAACAAATAGTAGAAATACTACAAATGAAAAATTTGCTGAAGAAAAGAGTTATTATATAAAGAACAAATTAATAAATGAACCAAATCTACATAATGCTGAAGCAATTGTTAACAATACTAGATATTATTTAGCAATTAACGGTCACGTTTATGTTGCTGATAAACGCTTCTTAAGTGCAAGTCAATTTAGTGATAGTTCATATCAGTATGAATGGTTCTATCTTGACAACATTGATGTATCAGTATGGTTTAACTATAATGATAAACTATATTGGGGAGATAACCACGGAGATTTAAGAACATTTGATAATACGTATGTTAATAGATTATGGAAAACTGACCAATATGTTAATGAACCAGTACAAGTTTACTGGGAAAGTGATTATATTTATTTCAATAATTATGCTGATGCTAAAACAGTAAGAAAAGTATTTGTTCATCATAATCCAATTGGTGCTAGTACAATTAAATTATCATATATTGATAATGACGGAATGCATCATATTTCAACAAGTAATTATGATGGCTTAAATACTTACCCAAAAGTAATACAAGAAAAAGAAAAGATAAGTAAAATAATGTGTTGTAAGTTAGTAGTTGAAAATGAAGCAAACAATAGATGTTCGTTTAATACATTATTATGTGAATATAGAATTGCTGGAAAATATAGAGGTGATTAGTTGTGAGTATGATTAAATTTGGAACATATGATAACGATTATGCTACTGTTGGACAAGTGAAAAGTTTAATTACTGGTGATAGTAGTATTATGGAAGGTGTTAATTACACTCTTCCTAAATCATATGGTACACAACCACAAGTACCATATCACGCTGGAGATATATATACACTTGATGGAAAAAGTTATACCTGTATCACTACTAGAACAACTGGTTCATTTACACAAAGTGACTGGAGTGAGGCTGTGCCTGCTAATAAAATTATAGCATATACGAATGCTAGTAGTGAAACCGAAAGAATAGGTAAGACACGATTAGATGCTGATTTAGTAACGACTGACCAATTAACAGCACATAGGGTTGATGCAGACCATATAAACGCTGGTACATTTGAGGGGTTCACTATAAAAGGTAGTAGTATTACTGGTAATACAATATTCTGTGGAGGTTCTGGTGGTGGAAACTTTGAATATTATAATGGATATCAATTCTTCAGTATTGGTAAATATTCTAACAATTGTTGGGCTAGTGCATATACTTCTGCTATGGGTGATGGTAATGGATATTACATTTATAGTGGAACAAATAACAATAGTCCAGGAGATACTAGACATTGGAGAACATCTAGTAATGGAAGTAGAATATTAACAGAAAGTTTAAATGGACTTAATTATAATATTCAATCAGCAAATCATATACATTTACACGGTAGTGGATATACTGCTATAACTGCTGGTTCAAATCCATCATATGGGTCAAATAATGGCTCTATATATTTATATAGTGGTGCACACATTACATTACACGCAGGTAGTAGTGATAGTTACTATGTATATATAGGTCACGGTAGTGGTGGTAATTCAAGAGCAGCCGTAGATAGTAATGGACCATCATCAAGATGTTTAAAAAAAGATATTATAAAATATACACCTAATGAGTATGATGATGCATTAGCACTACTAAAAGATATTGACATTTATAATTATCATTATAAATATAAAAATTTACATCCAAAAAAAGACCAGTTCGGATTTATAATAGATGATTTATTAGATAACCCATTAGCAGAAAAGTTCTTCTACTTTAAAGATGAACAAGTAAAAGAAAAAGATGGTATAATAGACTATTTAATAGAAGATGGAGAGAAACCAAACTTAGAATTCAAAAGATATGATGAGGAGACGTTAATAAAATATTTATTAGTATGTTCTAAAGCATTACAAAACAAAATAGATGAGTTGGAGGCGAAGTTAAATGAAAAATAAACCATTTACATTAATTTTGAGAGAGTTCGATGACAAGTTAATAGACACCATTAATGGATATAAATTACCAGCACAGGTAATTATACACGAACTGGAAAAAATAATTAATATAATTGTTATTCAAGATAACGAAGAAATAGAAAAATATAACAAGGAACAGGAGGAGAAGAAAAATGCTAAAGATTAAAACTGATGGAACAATACATTGTTCTAGAGGAGATGCTGGAAACATCTCATTAAAAATTCCATATATGGACAAAAATGGTTATTATCGTTATAAAGATAGTGACACACCAGTAAATTATTATTGGTATGATAAAGTTAATAATGTATTGTATGATGATACATATACGGTATCTCAAACATCATTAGCAACTTTAACTCAAGATATGTACCAATTTCAAGTTGGTGATACAATTGATTTTGTTATATATGAAAAAAATGGTTATGATAGAACGCCTATGTTACACAAACATATAGAAGTTGAAAATGCATCAGATAGTGTTACAATAGAATTAACTGGTGAAGATACTACATTCGGTGAAATATCTAATAAACCTACAACATATTGGTACGATATAACATTAAATGATACGAATACAATCATATGCTATAATGAAGATGGTGCTAGAGAATTTATCATCTACCCAGCAATAGGAGAGGAGAATTAATATGAACGATATTCTTATTGGTGAAATAACTATTGATGGTGATATAACTAGTACTGATATAAGTACACAAGGTATTATTGCTGGTGTTACTTTTGCTGAAAAAGGTGACAAAGGAGATAAGGGTGATAAGGGAGATAAAGGTGACAAAGGAGATAAAGGTGACAAAGGAGATAAAGGAGATACTGGTGCACAAGGACCTCAAGGTATACAAGGTGAACAAGGTATACAAGGTGAACAAGGTATACAAGGTGAACAAGGTATACAAGGTGAACAAGGTCCAAAAGGTGATACAGGTAATACTGGTGCAA